AGCTGAAGCAGTTCCAGGACGGCCGCAGCCGGCGCGCCGTCGCCAGCCTGCGGAAGGCGATCGACGACTTCTATTCCACGCACGGCGCCTGGGCGACCTCGAGGATGGAGCCGGTCCTGCAGAGCTATGCCGGGCTCATCGACGGCGCCGTCGCCCAAGAGCTGGGGAACGACCCGTCAGAGGACATGCCCGCCGAGCTCGAGCGCTTCACCTCGGACTACTCGCAATCGTTCGGGAGGCGGGAGGCCTCGGAGGGTCGCCTGCAGCTCCTGGCCGTCATCGACGAGGCGGAGGCCGAGGGCGACGAGGAAGTCGTGGCCGCCCTGCAGCAGCGCCTCGACGAGTGGGGCGACAAGCGCGCCGGGAAGATCGGGCTCAACGAATCCGTGCAATTCATGGCCGCGGCCGCGAAGACGCTCTACGTCGTCGCCGGCGTGCAGGCCGTGCGATGGGTCGCGAACGCCGGGGCCTGCCCCTTCTGCCAGTCGCTGGACGGCAAGACGTCGAGCACCGAGAACAACTTCGTCAACGCCGGCCAGGGCGTCGACGGAGGAGAGGGGACCGACGGCCCGCTGCGCCCCTCGGACAACATCGGCCATCCACCCTTGCACGGGAACTGCGAGTGCGACCTGGTCGCCGACTGAGGAGGACGTGACGATGAAGCGAGAGCTGGAGGTCCGGCGGTTTCCGATGCAGCTGCGCCTCACGGGCAGCGACGACGAACCCACGCTCGAGGGGCACATCGCCGTCTTCAACCAGCTGAGCGACGACCTCGGAGGCTTCCGGGAGAAGATCGCTCCGGGCGCCTTCAAGGAGTCGATCGCGGTCCACGACATACGGGCCCTCTGGAATCACGACCACGACCTGGTCCTGGGGCGGAACAAGGCGGACACGCTCGAGCTGAAGGAGGACGACGTCGGCCTGGCGTTCAAGAACCGCCCTCCCTTGACCACCTGGTTCCGGGACCGGCTCCTGAGTCTCAAGCGGGGCGACGTGACCGGCTGCTCCTTCGGCTTTTTCACCGATGCCGACGAGTGGGGCATGGCCCCGGATGGGACACGGGTGCGCACGCTCCTGAAAGTCACCCTCGTCGAGGTCAGCCCGGGCGTCACCTTCCCCGCCTACCCGCAGACCGACGTCGCCGTGCGGTCGATGCAGGCCTGGATCGCGTCACAAGCGCCGGCGCCCGGATCTGGACAGCCCGACGCCGCTGTGGTACAGATGGAGTCGCGCAATCGGCAGCTGCAACTGCAGCGCCACGATCTCTGAGACCTTAACCCACACCCCCGACCGCGTTGTGCCGGTCGCGGCGGGCCACCTACCGGAGCGGATGTTCCGGCAAGGCGCCAAGCAGCGCGGGAGGGCGTGACCCACCACCGGGGCGGAGCTTCCCGGTGAGTCGTCACACTTGACGGTTCACCAGAGGGGAGACTCCGCCATGTTCGTCTCGAAAGCTCAGGAACTCCGCCGGCTCAACCTGGCCCTGCACGGCAAGATGGCCGAGCTGTCCACGAAGGCCGCCACCGAGAACCGTGTGCTCACGACCGAGGAGCAGACGGCGTGGGCCGCGATGGACGCCGAGTACCTCGCGCGCAAGGCGGAAATCGACCGCCACGAGACGCTCGAGGCCCGCGAGCGCGACCTCGCCACCCTCGACCCCCGCCGGAGCGGGCGCACCGACCCGAACACCCCCGAGGAAGCCAGGGGCGAGGGGCAGCACCAGACTCCCGAGCAGCGCCAGAAGGACCGGCGCGCGCTCCGGACGTTCATCGCCCGGCCGGCCTCGGAGTGGGACCCCGAGACGCGCGAGACCGTCAAGGCGATGCAGGCGAACGTGCCGGCCGAGGCGCGCGCCATGGGCGTCGGCTTCGTCCTGCCCGGGCTGCGCGGCAAGAGCGTCAAGGGCGAGTTCCGCTCCGCCAAGGAGCAGCGCGCCCTGACCGCCGCCGGCAACACCACGGTCGCCGAGGAGTTCATGGACGAGCTCGACGTCGCCATGAAGGAGTACTCGGGGATCATGCAGGCCGCGCGCATCGTCACCACCGACACCGGCGCCGACATGCCCATGCCGACCGCCGACGACACCGGGAACACCGGGGCGCTGCTCGCCGAGACCAACGCCGCGGCCGACACCGCGGACCCGACCATCGCCGAGGTGGTGCTGCAGGCGTTCCTGTACACCTCGAAGATCGTCCGGGTCCCCAACCAGCTGCTGCAGGACAGCGCCTTCGACCTGGAGAGCGAGCTGGCGGGCATGCTCGGCGTCCGGCTCGGCCGGATCATGAACACCCACGGGACCAAGGGGACCGGGTCCTCCCAGCCCCGCGGCGTAATCACGGCCGTCCTGGCCGACACCACCCCGGTGATCCCGGCCTCCGCGACGGCGCTGGCCTACGCCGACCTGGTGAAGCTGCAGCACGCCGTCGACCCGGCGTACCGGAAGCGGCCGAAGACCGCCTGGATGTTCCACGACAAGATCCTCGAGGTCCTGAAGAAGCTCGTCGACAGCGACGGCCGGCCCCTCTGGGCGCCGAGCGTCACGGTCGGTGCGCCGGACCGGCTCCTCGGGCACCCCTGGTTCATCAACCAGGACATGGACTCCACCCTCGTCGAGGACAACGAGTCGGTCCTGTTCGGCGACTTCTCGAAGTACGTCATCCGCCGGGCCCTCAACCCGGTGCTGATGCGGCTGAACGAGCGGTACGCCGAGTACTTCCAGACCGGCTTCGTGATGTTCGAGCGCTGGGACTCGGATCTCATCGACGCCGGCGGCGACCCGATCAAGGTCATCTCGCACAACCTGGCGTAATCGCCGGCCGGGGCGGGTCCCTGCCGGGCCCGCCCCGGCCTTCTCGCCAGCTCGCCACAGGGGAGGGAGGTCCGATGAGGGTGAAACTGCAGACGGCGCTCGCGGGGGAGCGCTTCAGCTTCCGTCCCCGCCAGGTCGTGGAGTGCTCGGCCGAGGCCGGCCAGCGCCTGGTCGCTCAGGGCCTGGCGGTCGAGGTCCCCAGCTCGACGGAGAGCGATGGCCGGATCCCGGAGAGCTCAGACGTGCCGAAAGCGACACCGTACGACCCGACGCCGGCGCCTTCCCGCCGGCGCGCCCCGGAGACCGCCGCGAAGGGCCCCGCCCCCGAGGCGTCGGTCACCGCCGGTTCGCCCGCCCACTGCACGGGCCGGACCGCGCGGGGGAACCAGTGCCTGAAGGCGCCGCTGCCCGGCAAGGACCGCTGCGCCCAGCACGCCGAGGAGCTGTAATCCGTGGGGGCCTCCTACCAGCTGCAGCAGGGGGTGGCGCTGCAGTTCTTCCACCCCGTGCGCACGCTGGAGGGGGCCTACGTCGCCGGCCAGGCGGCGAACCTGGGGAAGTCTCTCCTGGGACCCGACCGCCTGGCCGCGACGGGCGCCGAGCTGGCCGCCGTCACGCTCTCCGACTTCGCCACCGGCTGGGTGCTCGTCACCGCGACCCTGCCGCGGCTCGGCGAGTACACGCTCATCCTCACCAACCCGGACCCGCCGACGGCAGACGCCCGCATCGAGGACTACAGCCTGAAGGTCTCCGCGGGCCTCGTTCCGTCGGCGACCCTGCTGACCAGCCGGGACCGGGTAAGGACGCGTCTACAGCTGACGAAACCGGACGGAACCCCGATCCAGCCGGGTGACGCGCACCCCTTCGACAGCCTGATCGACCTGCTCATCTCCGAGGTGTCCGACGACTACCAGAACGGCCTCGGCCGGACCTTCATCGAGCAGGCCTACACGGAGTACCTGGACGGCACGGGAACACCCAGCCTGGTGCTCGGGAACGGGCCGCTCGTGAGCGTGACGTCGCTCAGCTACGTCGACTATCAGGACAACGGCGCCGGCGGCGTCACGGAGGTCCTGACCACCGTGGGGCGGCATACCTACGTGCTCTCGGGCCTGCGGTCCCAGGCGCGCTTCTGCGGCCGCGGCCGGATCGACCTGGTCGGCGACGCCACCTTCGTCCGCGGACCGAAGTGCTACAAGGCCGTCTACACCGCCGGCTTCGCGGCCGTCCCGGAGGGGGTCGTCGGTCTGGCTACCGAGGACGTCGTCTTCCGCCTGATGACCCGCGACACGGGTCACCTGCTCTCGAAGTCGCTGGGGGACGGAACGGTCTCCTACCTGCGGCCGGGGCAGATGTCGGAAGCCCGGGAATCCCGGCTGAATCCCTACCTGCTCGAGGCGGCGTGATGTTCTACCTCCGGAGCGACGGCATCACGAACGTGCAGGGATGGGTGTCCGAGATGCAACGGGGGATCGTCCAGGGCCTCCGCGACCGGCTGAAGCAGGCGGCCCAGCTCGTGGTCGTCGAAGCGCGCGCCAGGACGCACAGCCGCCGGGTCGCCACGGCCATGAGCTACGACGTCGAGGTGAGGAGCCCGAGCGATTACCGGGCCGTCGTCGGCCCCATCCGCCGCCGCGCCTTCTTCGCCCATTTCCTCGAGTTCGGCACCAGCCACAGCCGCGAGTTCCCCTTCCTCGACCCGGCCGCGGAGGCCAAGGCAGAGGAGGTCATCTCGCTAGTCGGCGAGCCGTTCCTGCTCGCCGCAGGAGGCCAACGATGAAGGCGTTCGCCCGGCCCGTTCCGCGGATCCTCGCTGCGCTGCTCGTCGTCGTCGCCCTCGCCGGGCCCGCCCGCGCGGGGGACATCTTCACGCTGAAGGCCTCCGGCGCCCAGACCACGGCCGGAACGGGGAGCCTGGTCGAGGTCGGGCCCTGGCGCCTCATGACCGTGACGGTCAACGTGACCGCGGGCTCCGGCACCGTGAACCCCTTCCGCGTCTGGATCGAGGTGACCCCGGATGGAACCACCTGGTTCGAGCTCCCGTGCCGCCTCGTCCTGAAGACCGGCGCGACCGCCCCCGGCGCCGCCGCGGCCAACCAGCGCGACATCGTGAACGAAACCGCGGTGCAGACCTCCGCGAAGTACGTCGGTGTCTGCGACCTGACCGGTCCCCAGATCCGCGCCGCCTGGAACATCGCCGGATCCAGCCCTTCCGAGACGTTCTCGGTGACGGCGAGCGCGAAGTAGGGAGGAGAAGGTGCCAGACTCGAGGCTCCTGCAGATCATGGACGCCCTGGTGGCCAAGAGCGCGGCCATCCCGAACATCGGGCACACCGGTCTGCTGTGCGACGTCGGGAAGCTCTGGCAGGAGGAGGACCGGCCGCCGGCGTCGTACCTCGGGGAGGACGGCGAGGACCTCCAGGAGAAACCAACGCAGAGCATCACCGGCGACCCAGTATCGCTCTACTTCTACACGGTCCTGCGGGGAGAGAACGTGACGCGTCTCTTCCATGCGTTCTACAAGGAGCACAAGGACCGGATCGACGCCGACCCGACGCTGGGAGGTTTGTGCTTCCGGGCCCGGGTGACCGGCTATCTGGCGCTGCACACCGCCGCGTCGATCGCCGCCAGGACGCATGTGGCTCGGATCAACGTCGCGGTGGAATACCGAACAGCGAGGGGGACCGCCTGATGAAGCTCCAGTACCAGGGGACGGGCACCATCAGCATCGAAGGCTTCGGAGAGGTCGGCGCCGGCGACGTCATCGGCGTGAGCGACGAGCTGGGCCGCGCCCTCATCCAGGAGCGGCCGGAGCAGTTCCGGGAGGCCGGGCACGACGCCGAGCCCCCGGTGCCACAGGCGAAGGGGCCCTTCGCGGGGCCCCGCATGAAAAACCGAGGGGGTGACTGATGGGCTTCGGACGCAATTCCTTCGTCGGGTGGGCCCAGGAGTCGCCCTGGGGCACGGCCGCCGCCGCCAGCAAGTTCGCCGAGCTGGTCAGCGAGAACATCGAGACCGTCCGCCAGCGCGACGCCCGGCCCGTCGTGCGAGATCTCGACGAGCGCGAGGGGAACCTGTACGACACCCTCTTCGGGGTCCGTGGCCCGTTCACCATCGAGCTCAACTACGGCGGCATGCTGCGCCTGTTCGAGCACCTCTTCGGGGACAGCTCCGTCTCGAGCGTGGAGACCGAGACCGGGGTGCGCTGGACGCACACCATCACCCTCAAGGACACGCTCATGTCCGGCAAGGGCCTATCGCTCCACGTCAACCGGGACACCGACGCCGGCTCGACGCCGCAGCTGCGCGCGGTGGGCTACAAGCTCAACAGCGCCGCCTTCTCCTTCGCCCCCGACCGGAACGGCCAGGTCGAGTTCGACGGGGCCGGGAAGGAGTCCTCGCTCATCGCGGTCGTGTCGCCGACCTTCCCGTCGACCGCGACCTACGTCGCCGGGCACCAGTGCGCGGTCGAGATCGACGATGTCGCCCGGGCCGTCGACGAGATCACCCTCACCGTCGACAACGGCATGGACCTCGAGAAGCGGGTCGTCGGGTCGAAGAACATCGCCGAGCCGGTGCGCTCGGAGACGCGCCGCTCCATCACGGGCGAGCTGACCATGGACGCCCTGCAGGCGGACTGGTCGAAGCTCGACGCTGGGACGCTCTTCAAGCTCGAGGTCCTGCACACCGGCCCCACCCTCGGGGGCGGCACCTACCGGATGGACTTCACGCTCCTGAAGTGCCTCGTGACCGGGAACCCGTTCACCGTGCAGAACCCGGGCATCGTGAAGAGCGTCGTCCCCTTCAAGGCCCTGAAGCCGACCGCGGGCGAGCTGCTGTCGCTCGTCGTCGTCAACAACGAGAACGCCGTCGCCTGACGGCAGGAGGGTCAATGTCCGAGAACAACGGCGGGGGCGCGACGCTCTCCGCGGCAGAGGTCATGGCGAAGGGCCGCCGGCGTCTCGATCTGCCGAGCGGCGGAGCCGTCGTCGTCGGCCGTATCGAGGTCGACGATCTGGTCGAACTGCTCGGCGGCCTGCCGGACGTGAGCGCCCTGGCCGTGCTCGACGAGAAGGGGGCGGCCGCCGCATCGCGCAAGCCCGAGGCGAAGGCCGTGCTGAAGGCGATGGCGGCGGTCATCCAGAAGGGGACCGTCGAGCCGGAGCTGTTCGAGAAGCGCAAGGACGGGCCCACGCCGCTCGACTTCGCGATCGAGGACCGGGCCCTGATGTTCCGGACGATCCTCGAGCTGTCCAGCTACACCCGGAAGGTCGGCGAGGGGGTGCTCCCTTTGTCCGAAACCGCCGGCTGATGGAGGGACTGGACTCCATCGCCCGGCGGTACGGCGTTCTGCCTTCCAAGGTGCTCGGCATGCGGGATCCCGTGAAGGCGCTGTCGATCGACATGTGGGCCCACAACTACGGCGTTCAGGCGGACAACCGGGCCCTCCGGAAGCACAAGCATGGCCGATAGAAAGCGCACCGTCAGCATCATCATCGAGGGCAAGAACCTCGCCGACCAGGCGCTGAGCACCGTCGGCCTGTCCCTCGGGAAGATCGCCATCGCCGCCGGCGCCGCCACGGCCGCCGCCGGCGCCGTCGCCTTGGCCCTCGCCAAGGTCACCAAGGCCGCCATCGAGCAGGAGAACTCCGACGTCCGCCTGGCCGTCGCCCTGGCGTCGATCGGCGAGAACACCGAGGACGCCCGGCGCTCGCTGGGCCAGCTCGCCGGCGAGCTCGAGCAGTCGACCAAGCAGAGCGACGAGGCCATCCAGGACCTGATGGCCACGCTCCTGCAGCTCGGGCGCGTCAGCCTCGAGCAGCTCCCCCGCGTCACGAAGGCCACGCTCGACCTGGCCGCGGTCACCGGCACCGAGCTCCCCCAGGCGGCCGACCTGATGGCGAAGGCCGCCCAGGGGAACACGGCCTCGCTGGCCCGCTACGGCATCGTCCTGGACAAGACGATCCCGAACAGCCAGAAGTTCGCGGCCCTCCTGGAGCTCCTCGAGAAGAACATGCGGGGCACCGCCGAGGCCCTCGGCCAGACGTTCGCCGGACAGCTCCAGGGGATCGGCAACGATTGGGACAACTTCCTGCAGGCGCTGGGGCGGTCGGTCATCGAGAGCAAGGCGCTGCGCGACGTCCTGGGGGATGTATCGAAGGCCCTCCAGAACGGGACCCAATGGGTCGAGACGCACCGGGAGACCATCGACGGATGGATCCGCTCGCTCATACGGGCCACGCTGAGCATGGCCGACCTGGGCGTGAGCGCCCTGAACGTCGCCTCGGCGCTGGCCTCGATTGACCTGAAGGTCCGGCAGTTCACCGGCAGTATCACCGGCCCATCCTCCTACGGAGAAGCGGTCGCCAACCTGGACCGCGCCATCATCGAGCTGGCGGATAAGACGGCGCCGGCCTTCCGGGCCGAGCTCGAGCGTCTGCGCGCGACCCTGGACGCGACGGAGAAGAGCACCTCGGGTGCGGGGAAGAGCGCGAGCGACTTCCTGATAGTCATGCACCGGCAGGGCGAGACGTCGGTCAAGGTCGCGGCGCAGATCAAGAACTTCGGGAAGATCGTCACCGAGACCAAGAAGGCTGTCGAGGCGTTCGGCCCCGAGATCTCCGAGCTGGACCAGGCTCTCCAGCGGCTCGGCATTCAGACCTTGCCGCAGGTCGCCGAGACGACGGCGCTGCTCGACAGGGCAATTCAGGAATTCGTCGCGGCCATCGAGGCGGGGGCTCTGAGCCCGGAGGAGCACGACGCGATCCTGGCGTCCCTGATCGAGATCACCAAGACGGTGCCGACCTGGACTGAGCAGGTCCGGGTGCTAGCGGGGCACACGGAGCAGTTGCGCACGCTGTGGGAGGAGCTCGGATTCACTCTTCGTGGCGCTGCGACCGACGCCGCTCTTCAGTTCTCCGACGCCCTGATCGACGCGGCCTTCGGCGCGGAAGTAGCGTGGGGGAAGTTCTTCAAATTCCTTCTGGCCCAGATCGCCAAGGCCATCGCCCGGACAGCCATCCTGCAGGCCATCGCCACGGCTATCGGGGGGCATGTCGCCGGGAACGTGGCCGGGCAAATAGCGGCACTCACGCAGGGGCAGCACGGCGGCCTGGTGCGCGGCGGTCGTCATGGAGTCGATTCCGTTGCGGCGCTCCTGATGCCGGGAGAGATCGTGCTACCGGAGAGCCTGGCCGAGGACTTCCGCACCGTCGCTGCCGCGGCGCGGGGGCAGTCGACAGAGCCCGGGGCAGGCCCGATGCGGGGCGGTGGCAACATGAGCCTGTTCGCCAGGATCGAGCCACGGCGGGACCGCGAGCAGGAGGCGATCGAGATCATCGAGAACATCAGCCGCCTCGTGGAGCGGAAGGGCTATCGATTGGTCGCCTCGGAGGTGGTAGCGTGAGAGCGCTCCTGGTCCTGGCGGCGAATCTCAGACAGCCGCGCAAGCTCTCCCAGCTCCTCCTGGCAGCCTGTCTCCTGTACGTGGGTGTGCTCCGTCCAATTGCCCCGTATGGCAAAGCTCCTTCCGTTCATGGTCACGATGGTGCGGTCTTCCGTCTGTTTGACGAGACGCATGCGCGAGCAGGGCTCTATGACGAGCGGACACTGTCCCCCCAGCTCCAGAGCACCCTTCGCCGTGACCTGGACTCCGAAGAAGAGGAAGGGGACGGCATTCTCGCCCGCGATTGTCCCGGTGGTGGGAAGCGCGCAGACCTGCGCCGGCAGATAGATGGCGGTCTCCGCTCGCTTCATGCGCTCCTTGAGCGTGATCTCCTTCCCCTTGCGGATCAGGGTGATGTTCGCCGTGCCGTCTGGACGGCTCGCATCGAGCAGACGAAAGAAGTGCTCGGCGGACCAGACCTGCTGACCGTCCACGGCGATTACGTAGTCGCCGCCTTTCGGGTGTCGATACGGCTCGACAGCATTGACGAGGTCCGGCCTGGTAATCAGGGCGCCTGGACGGGCGGGGGTGCCATACACGTCTTCGAGTCCCGGCGGCACGGTCATTGCCTCGATGCCGATGTCGACGCCGTCCGGGTATTCGGTTCGGTCTTTCGACCAGGCGACGGTGAATGCCAGCGAGACGGCGAGACCAAGCAACACGGCCTTCATGTGACCTCCCAGGGATGTGCTTTCCCAACCTCATACCCCTGTCCGGCCCCCGACGCAAGGGGAATCTCGCTCGGGAGGGCGGCGTGACGGATGGCCGACTGGAGATGGACTCCGGACGACGACCCCTCGGACCTGTCGGCGGGGGCCTTCAACCGCCGGATGCTGTTCTATCCGGAGGCGCAGTCGAGCTACGTCGTGACGGTGCCCGGGGCCTCCAGCATCACGGGCTACCACTTCAGCCCGCTCAACCAGCCGGGGTCTCATCTGTGGCGGGCGGGCGAGTTCGCGCCGGACGAGTTCGAGACCTGGGAGGTGCGGGTCCACATCGATGTGGGCCTGGCGAACACGACGCTGAGCGTCGCCCTGGCGCGCGTCCAGCACGACGGGACGTTCGTCCAGGCGTACAGCACGCTGCAGGGGCCGGTCTCCGTCAGCACGCCAGGAACCAGGGTCTTCGGCGGGCTCACCCTGGAGCAGACGACGGCGCCTCTCCCCAGCAGGAGCGACCGGCTCCGGGTCCTGCTGACCTTCGCGAAGTCGACGGCCGGCTCGGGCGACGTCACGGTACGCACGGGCGACCCGTCGAACACGTTCGTCTCGGTGCCGATCGCGATGGGTAACCCGCAGATCGTCTGGAACGGCAACACGCTGGCCTTCCCGGGGCCGCTGACCGCGTACGCCTGGCGGCTGCGGTCGGAGCGCGTGCTCAACGTCAGCGGCGGCGGGGTGGCGGTGACCGGGCACCGGCACTATTACGACGAGGTGCGGGCGCAGCTCGCCAACTTCGAGGACGCGGCCTTCGCGGCGGACCTGCGGGCTTGGTGGGCGTGGGCCCGGCGGGGAGGGCAGTACGCCTTCGCGCTCGACGCCGCGGAGGTGGTCAACCTGGCGCTCAACGGCGCCGCGGCCGCGGGGCAGAAGGACATCCCGCTCGCCGACACCTCCTCCGTCGTGGTCGGCCGGCGCTACCTCCTGCGCGAGGCCGCCGGAGACGAGGAGGAGACGATCAAGGTCGCCTCCATCACCACCAACGTGAAGGCCGTGGCCGAGGTGAACCTGAAGTACGGCTACCTGACGGGCGACGTCTTCCGGTCGCTGGACTACTTCCCGAAGGTGGTGAGCCTCGACAGCGACATGCCGCTGACGGTGCCGGGGGAGGACCAGGTCACGACGTACACGCTCGACCACCTGATGCGCGAGGACAAGGGGTAGGCCGTGCCGTATAGCCCGAACGCCAACTGGAACGCGCGTACGGCCGCCGGCGCGCAGTCCCCCGTCTACTACGTCGTCATCGACGGGCTGATCGCGGCGCACTACTCGACGGCGCCGGTCCGCTCTCCCTCCGTGACGAAGAAGCTGTACCTCAACACCCCGTCCAGCATCGGCCAGAAGGTGTCCCAGCTGCAGGGGCGCACGTCCCTGAACCTCTTCTCGCTGGAGCTGCTCAACAAGGGGAACGAGATCAACGACCTCTTCGCCACGGAGAAGGCGAGCCCGACGCTGGCCTCGCTCATCAATCGGAAGGTCAGCCTCTACGCCGGGTACGCCGACCTGGTGGAGTCGGACTACGCGCTCTGGGCCAAGGCGCAGATCCGGGGCGTGCGGGCGGTGGACGAGGGGACGCGCTGGGAGTTCGCGCTCACGGACCTGCGGCGCGCGCAGCAGGAGACGATCTGCATCAACGCCGACGCCCGTGGGAGCAATCTCAGCCTGGAGTTCCTGCAGGACACCGTCGCCGGCGTCGGCGTGTTCAAGACCACGGGCGACCCGACCGGATATCGCGACGGGGACCGGCTCTTCCTGGGGCCCAGCACGGACGCGGCGAACCCGGGCGCCGAGGAGAAGGTGACGGTGCAGCAGGTCCGGGACGTGACCAACGAGGTCTTCGTGAACCCGGTCCTCACCTACAAGTATAAGGCGGGCGACGGGGTCCGGGCGGCGAGCGCGCGCATCGTCGGCAACCCCTACAACATCATGCTCGCCATCCTCACGGGCGACTTCGACAACGGCTCCTGGCCGCTCGACGAGGCCCTCGGCATCCCGACCGGCCTGGACATCCCGGCCGGCGACATCGATACGACGGGCATTCTGAAGGAGCGCGACCGGAACTATCCCTCGAGCGTCTGGGGCCTGGAGGTCACGCGACCGTCGAGCGGGACGCAGGTCCTGAGCGCGAGCCTGTTCCGCTGGCTGGGCTACCCGCGGATGCTCCTGAGCGGCAAGATCGGCTTCCGCGCCTTCCGCCCCGTGTACCCGGACGACGTCGCGGCCGGGCTGGCGGCGCTCACCGAGGCGGACATCATCGGGTGGGAGGCGTCGCGGGACATCGACTCGCACGTCAACCGGGTTGTCCTGGGCGTGGACTCGGCCTTCGGCGGGGGCTCGCCCTCGCAGACCATCACGCTCGAGGACACCGCCGACCAGGCCACAACGCTCGAGGAGGCCGAGATCCGGGAGGAGACGACCCCCTTCCTCGGCAGCCAGGGCGGATCGCGCCTCGCGGAGGGGAGGGCCTCGGTCATGCTGCGCCGCTTCCTCGACGGCCCGTACCAGGTGCGCGTGACGGCGCAGCCGACGAAGCGGGCGATCGAGGTCGGCGAGGACGTCCTCCTGACGCACTCGCGGATCCCGAACCCCGCCAGCTCCACGCCCGGGCTTACGAGCAAGCGCATGGAGGTCGTCGAGCGCAACGAGGACCTCCGGAGCGGCCGTGTCGAGCTGGTGCTCCAGGACCCCAACTTCACCCGGCCGGCGTGGATCGGGCCCTCGGGCGCGGTCCCTGGCTACGACAGCGCGACGACGAACGAGAGGGAGTTCGCCTACATCGGGCCCTCGGGCAGCCCGGTGGGCAACTTCAGCGACGGGACGCCCCCCTACGAGATCCAATGAGCTACGTCAAGGTCACCGACGCCCAGACCGCCTACAAGGCCGCCATCGGCCAGGACCTCATGCGCCAGTTCCGGGACAACCAGGAGGACCACGAGTCGCGAATCTCGCAGCTCCTGGCGCAGAGCCATAACACGCTGATTGACGACTTCCTCTGCTTCGACGACGGTGGCGGAGGCGGCGCTGTGGGGATTGACGAGGACCTCTACGCCCTGGCGGGCGGCGCGAGCGACTTCCGGCCCCAGGTCGGCGTTGACGGGAAGCACGTCCTCCGGATCAATACGGTCAACAGCTCCATCACGAAGAGGATCGCGTCCAAGAACACCAAGCTGGCGTTCCGCCTGAATCAGGACCTGGTCGGGACTTTCGAAGCTCGCATCACCGACGTCGGGGCCGCGGCGCCGACGAACCTCATCATCGGTTTCTCGGCCAACCTAGCACCCTCGAACGAAGACGATGTCATCGCCTTCCTGAAGGGAACGACGGCGGGCAAGTGGCGGTTCCGGGTCGCTAAGGCGACAGTCGCGACGACGACCGACAATATTGGCAACCGGGCGACTTATCAGAAGCTGCGCATCGATCTGCTGCGTTCGGGAGGTGGATCCACGCTCCAGGTCCGCGCCTACATCGATGGCGGGGAAATCTCCGGGTCGCCCTTCACCACGAACATCCCGGACACCACCGTGCTGCGGATGATTTTCGGGAGCATCGGACCGGGCAGCGGGACGACGGACGTGCAGCTCGATCGTTGGGAGATGCGCTGGACGGCGATCCCGGTGCAAGCGTAGGAACACCGCGGGCGGACCGCGGTAGGATTGGTCGACCGCCGGCCTGGTTGCAACCGGGCCGGTTCTGAAGGCAAAAGAAGAGGGGCCTGTGGAGGGCCTCCACCTCTCCACGGGCCCCTTTTCTTTTG